AGCTGTTGCCTATTGAGCATACGATAACACTTGCTGCCAATAAGGAGACCCTGCCTACAGGTAACAAGTACGCTACTATGGTTGCTAACTTAGGTACTAAGGCTAAGATGGTTCCAGAAGATCACGCTACAGTACAGGCTTTCGTTGATTACATTGACTACGGTAATGAGTATGTACTTAGTAAGTGGAAGTCTTTGCGTAAGCCTGATGTGGCTATAGACCCAGCTACACTTGACGCTATCGTGCAAGTAGAAGAGATTCCTTTCTAGGATGGACTTTGCACACGCTGCTGAACTACCCATTAAGATACTCATGCGTGATGCTACTTTAGGCCAAGCAGAAATGTCAGAAGCAATAATTGAGAACGTTGCTTCTGACGTATCGGCAGGACTAAACAAGCAATTCAACGGTGGGCCACGGGATGCGTTCAGGCTTAGAATGTCCAACATAGGACGCGCTAAGTGTCAACTCTGGTTTGAAAAGAACATGCCAGAAGAAAAAGAACCAATGCCAGAGCAGTTCATGATGAACATGATGCTAGGCGATATAGTTGAGGCAGTATTCAAAGGTATCCTACGCACTGCTGGTGTAGAGTTCCAAGACAATGAGTACGTGTCGTTAGACTTAGGGGGAGGTAGACGCCCAATCAAGGGTGAGTATGACTTAGTGATGGCTGGCAGGGTAGACGATGTTAAGAGTGCATCTGATTACTCCTACACTAAGAAGTTTGTTGACCTTGAGACACTACAAGCCAGTGACCCTTTTGGCTATGTAGCACAGCTTGTAGGCTACGCTACAGCAGCAGGTAAGAAGGTTGGGGGATGGTGGGTAGTCAACAAGGCTAATGGTCATCACAAGTACGTTTCAGCCAAGCACGTAGACGTTGAGGCTGTCTTAGATAAGATGCGTGAAACGTATGACTACCTAGATAACGATGAGCCACTTGAGCGTCAGTACACAGACATACCTGAGACCTATCGCAAGAAAGAATCAGGTAACAGAACGCTATGCAGAGAGTGTAGCTTCTGCTCATTCAAGAAAGCTTGTTGGCCTGACTATCAAGAGCTACCTTCTAAGACTTACCAAGGCAAACTAACGCCGCCTACGGTACACTATACTAAGCTAAAGACAGATGCCTAAACCTAAGAGGCTACACCTTAAAGCCAAGTACAGGAGTGGTCTTGAAAAACAGACTGCTCTTGTTTTGTCTGAGTGCCAGAAAAAGGTAAGGTATGAGTTACTTAAAATAGAGTGGGAGGACTTACGTTATCGTACTTACACGCCTGACTTTCAGTTGGACAACGGTATCTTTATTGAGACCAAGGGTATCTTTGACAGTGAGGACAGGCGCAAGCATGTGGAAGTAAGAAGGCAGCACCCTGAGTTAGACATACGCTTTGTATTCAGTAACGCTAGGGCTAAACTCTACAAGGGTGCTAAGAGTAGATACTGCGATTGGTGTGAGAAAAACGACTTCTTGTACTCGCATAGACTAATACCTCAAGGGTGGTTGACAGAGCCGGGAAAGTATGTTACACAGACTAAGATACCACTCAAAACAAAAAGGAAGACTTGATGCCGTATTCACTAGACGATGATGAGATTGCAATACTAATCAAGCCTATGGGTAATGGGCGTATTGGTACTTGTATCTGCAAGAGTGACGATCACGAATTGACTGACGATCAGTTATCAGATGCTATGGGTGTAGGTCTAGCTATGATTGGCTTGTTTGAGTTGCTTAATGATGACGATGATGAAATCTATGAAGACCTCAAGTTTGCACTAGAAGAGAAGGTAGAGCGTCTACTAGAAGAGAATCAAGTACCTAGTGACGATACCCCAGAAGCTTCCTATACAGCAGAGGGTAATGTACTTACACTCAGTGCTTTCACCAAAACTAAGGGTAACTGCTAGTATGGCTAAATGGAAAGAAACAATCATGCCCTTTGAGGTAGACATGGTAGATAAGCCACCCCACTACAACACAGCTAACATTGAGTGTATAGATGCTATGAAAGCTATGTCAGAGGGTGCAGATGTATCACCCCATGAGGCATACTGTTGGCAGAACTCATTCAAGTATATGTGGAGGTGGCCTTACAAGAATGGTGTAGAGGACTTGAAGAAAGCACGTTGGTACTTAGATAGATTGATACAGGAGGTTGAGCGCAATGAAGACTGAGAAGTTCAGTGTTACCTTTGTCTTACAAGTTGACAAGTCAAACAACATATTGTCTTCTCACCCTATGTACTATGAAGAAGATATAAAAGACTTGATGTCTCGTATTATCTATGATATAGATGATGTAGAAATATCTAACATAAACGTAAAGGATCAGGGATGATTACGCAACAAGAGATAGATGACTTCGCTGAGTATGACAGAGAAGCTGTTACAGACCACACTCGTAGTCCACTAGATATGGTAAAAGAGTTTGCAGTAGCAATGGATCACCCTCTTGATGAGAAGTATGGCTACAGTAGAAAGCTAGAAGGGTTACGCTGGCTGCTACTCAAAGAGGAGTACAGTGAAGTACGTGATGCAGATGGCCCAATAGAGTTACTTAAAGAGTTAGCTGACTTAGTGTACGTTACGTATGGCTATGCAGCTACCTATGGGTGGGACTTAGATGAAGCTGTACGCAGGGTACACGCATCTAATATGTCTAAGCTAGGGCCACAAGGTAAGCCAATCAAACGTCCTGATGGCAAAGTGTTAAAGGGGTCAAACTACTGGAAGCCTGACCTGTCTAATCTTGTCTAAGATACAGAGCAGAATGGTTGAACTGCTTAAACCAATAGAACAACAAATAATGATGTGTGATACCAGAGAAGAAACCCTTATGTTAGCTTGTGCTATGCTACACAAGGCTCAAGTAATACTGGAAGCACACATAGGAGAAAGAGGACGTAAAGAAATCTTCACGTTCCCCAAGGAGAGTAAAAGATGAATAACAATTACCTACCCAGTGACTACCAGACCTTCATTGCAACCAGCCGCTATGCACGTTGGCTTGAAGGCGAGGGACGCCGTGAAACATGGGGTGAGACTGTAGAGCGTTACCTGCACAACATTGCTAAGACATGGCTCAAGCCTGTTGACCTAGATGAAATGCGTAGTGCTATCCTTAGCCTTGAGGTTATGCCTAGTATGAGATCACTTATGACTGCAGGTAAAGCTGCTGACCGTGATAATACCTGTATGTATAATTGTAGCTACCTACCCGTAGATGACCCTAAGTCTTTCGATGAGGCTATGTTCATCTTGCTTTGCGGTACGGGGGTTGGTTTCAGTGTTGAGCGTCAGTTCATCGCTAAACTCCCTGATGTTCCTACTCTTTTCCAAAGCGAAACTACTGTTGTCATCAAGGACAGCAAGGAAGGTTGGGCTAAAGGGTTGAGACAAGTGTTGGCACTCCTGTGGGCTGGTGAAATTCCTAAGTGGGATATTAGCAGAGTTCGCCCTGCAGGTGCAAGGCTTAAAACGTTTGGTGGTCGGGCTAGTGGTCCTGCTCCTTTGGTTGATTTGTTTAACTTTGCTACTACTACGTTTCGTGGCGCACAAGGGCGTAAGCTATCTAGCCTAGAGTGTCATGATCTTATGTGTAAGATTGGTGAAGTAGTAGTGGTGGGTGGTGTTCGCCGTAGTGCTATGATCAGCCTGTCTAACTTGTCAGATGACCGTATGCGCCACGCCAAGTCAGGTAACTGGTGGGAGAATGCAGGACATAGAGCCTTAGCTAACAACTCTGTGTCTTACTCAGAGAAGCCTGACAGCATGGCGTTCATGCGTGAGTGGACAGCCCTAATGGAGAGTGGGAGCGGGGAGCGTGGTATATTTAATAGAGAAGCTTCGATTAAACAAGCAGCAAAAAATGGAAGACGAGAAACTTGCTATGAGTTTGGAACCAACCCGTGTTCAGAGATTATTTTACGCCCTAACCAATTCTGTAATCTTACAGAGGTTGTCATCAGGGCTACGGATAGTTTGGAAGACCTTACAAGAAAAGTCCGTCTTGCAACTGTACTTGGAACAATACAATCCACCTTCACCAACTTTCCATACTTGCGTAAGGTGTGGCACACCAACACAGCGGCAGAAAGATTGCTCGGTGTGTCACTCACGGGGATAATGGACAATAAGCTAATGACCTTAGAGAACAAAGGGTTGTCCGAAACATTGGAGCATCTTAAAAATGTGGCTGTTTCTACTAACGCTGAGTGGGCTGACCGTATTGGTATCCCTCATAGCACTGCTATTACTTGCGTCAAGCCCAGTGGAACAGTTTCCCAACTGGTTGATTCGGCTTCTGGAATACATGCTCGTCATAGTCCCTATTATATCCGTACTGTGCGTGGAGATAATAAAGACCCATTGACTGCATTTATGCGTGACCAAGGCATCCCTAGTGAGCCTGACGTTATGAAGCCTGATGCTACAACTGTGTTTAGCTTTCCTATGCAGTCACCCTTGGGTGCAGTGTGTACGGCTGACATGACAGCACTAGAGCAGCTAGAAATGTGGTTGATGTATCAACGCCATTGGTGTGAGCATAAGCCTAGCGTTACG